TGCATAACGATGCTTTTCATGCTCATGAAGAGAATGAAGAGAATCCTGGTGGTGCTAAGATAAATGATTGGCACACACGACATGAGGATCAACATCTTGAAGTGTATTGTGATAATCATCCAGATTCATTAGAGTGTAGAGTATACGACGACTAATCTATGGAGCAAGGAGCATTAATAGATACTGGCATTTTAGGTCAGGAGTTCCAGTGGTGGATCGGACAAATTGCCGATGATTCCAGTTGGAGAGATAATATCCTTGCGGGAAAATTTAAAAGTCCAAATACAATACCAGGTTGGGGGTATAGGTATAAGGTAAGGATCATGGGTCGCCATGATCAATCAGAAGAAACTATTGAGACCAAGGATCTTCCTTGGGCTCAAGTAATGTACCCTGTTACTGCAGGTACTGGTATGGCAAGTGCATATCAGACACCTAATATTAGACAGGGTATGTTCTGTTTTGGTTTCTATCTTGATCCTGGTCCTGCTCCAAAGGTACCTATTATTATGGGTCTTCTTGGTAACAATGCTCAAGCTGCATTAAAAACCAAGATTGGTGATGATGCTTCTAATTTCGCACCAACCAGTGGATATGCAGAAGGGCAGTTAAAAAAAGAAGAAGCAGCACAAGAGAAAGCATCAGAAGAAGATTTAAGAACAGAGAAACCTGCAAGTTCAGAACAGCAAAAAGAACGTTCTGCACCATCACCAGGAGCAAGTGTTAGTAAATATGGTTTGCCAGATAATGAACCTATCTCAAGACAACAGCAGCAAGATATTAATAATGCAAGAGAAGAAGTTGAATTGATAAGACGAGAGAATCCTGATTTAACACAGGAACAAGAGGATTCCTATATTAAAAATGCAGTTGCTACTGGTATTAAAGCACGTAATAAACAAGCAGATAGTCCTGGATCTCCTGCTCAACCAGGTGCAACAAGAGAATCATCTACTTCAGTTCATGAGTTAAGTGCAGCAGATGTTAAATTACAATCAACAATGTGTATGAAGACTGAACTTTTGAAACCAGATGACATGGTTAATTCTGCTTCAAAAGCAATTCAAACTATTAGTGATAATATGACGAAGAAACTTGATACATATCTCAATTCATTATCAAGTTATGTTGATGCAGTATCATCATTGGGAGCACCAATAAGTCCAGATGATATAATTTCTGAAGCTGCTTGTAAGATGTCAAAGTATATGAAGATACAAATGGATAAGGTTGCAGAGTATGTTCAGAAAGAAACTAATAAGTCATTAAATACTGTTGTATCTGGAATGCCATCATCAGCAAGAGCTGCAATGGCAGATATAAAAGAGGTAACTGGTGAATTGGTTTTATGTCAGTATAATAAAATTACTAATGATATGTGTGGTATGATAGAAGGTATTCTTAAAGATATGCTTAACTTTGATAAGATGGAGGAAAAGGCGAGGGCAAATGCAGATAATCCTTCTGATGAAATTGTAACACCTAAAACTCCTCCTTGTGTTGCTGAAGATATAATAGGTCAAGTATTAGCTGCTAATAAAGATGCGATAGATGCAGCAAATAATTCTTTACTTGATAATATAAATGCATTTCTACAGGACATTAGGGATCAAATGGCAGGTATAAGTGGAGCAATGTCTAATATAACAGGTCTTATTGGTAAGATTAGTGGTAGTATGTCATCAGCACTTTCATTTGAGAATGTTAAATTAAATGTTTTTGGTTGTGAACTCTCACCAACACCTGCAGTATCAGATTATTATACATTCTGTACTGGTGGTTCTGGTGTGAAAGATACTGCACTTCCAAGCATTAAAAAAATTGAGGAAGCTGTTAACAAACCTACTAATGCAACGCCAACAGAACCAACACCATTTGTTGAACCAACAACACAAGGAACTCAAAATCTTACTAATATTGATGAAGAAGGTGATGATTGGTTATCAGGAGATTTAACTGATGAACAACGGGGAGATATTATGAACGATCCAAACATTGATATAGGGTAATAAATACAATCATGACATTTGAACTATTCGGAGCAGCAAAAAGAGAAGATATAAGGGTAGCATACATCTCACCTGATAGAGGTTTGGTGGAGAATGTTAGTGTTTGTGATGCAAATGCGTATGCAAAGTTAAATCCAGGAACTATTTTTATATTTAAAAAAAGAGATAAGATTCAATATCTTAATATTAATGGAGTGAATGCATTAACTCCTGATGATCTACTTCCAGCAGAAGGAGATTGTCCAGGTATTACAGGATTGGATAAGTATAATGATGATGGAACACCAAAACAATTTAAAAAAGAAAAACCAACCGCAAACTTTTATGGTGGTGGTGGGTTTGGAGCACAAGGAAATCCTATCTTTGGTGATGATGGATCTCTCCTTGCAGTTGATTTAATTAATGGTGGGTATGGATATAAGTATCCTCCTACTATAAGAGTTACTGATGAATATGGTATTGGTGCAGGTGCAGTTACACGAACTGAATTATGTACACAAGTAGAGACATTATTGGTTTATGATCAAGAAGAAGATTTTGAGGAGTATATTATATGTGAAGGTGATGTTGCTGATTATGGAAGAAGATTGGGTTTAAATGGTGAAGATTTGGGTGACTGGGATCCAACTCTTTATGCAACTTTTGAACAGGATCCTATTCGTAGACAGATAAAAGAATATCAAGAGACACTATCTCAATTAACAAATCCTTTTTGGACAACAACAAAAACTGCTCCATTAAAAGTTACTTCTCCAAATAAGACAACAAGAATAGTACATCAGGTAGAAAATTCTCAATTAAATCAGAAAGGGTTTCCATTTTGGAATGACTTCTTGAATTTTAATGGTATATCACCAGTACCACCGTCAAATGTAAGACCAAGTGACTTTGCTGGTATTCCATTTACGATGGAGTGGGAAATTAATTTTCCTTTTGATGGTGAGTATGTTTTTAGAGGATGTTGTGATAATAGTGGAGCACTTTATGTTAATAACAAACAGATAGCAACATATGAAGCAGGTTCTGGAGGAGCTGCTGGTGATACTTTGTCTCCACCAATTAAGTCAAAGTTAAATATGAAGCAAGGGAATCATAGGATTAGATTAGATCTTCTTAACTTCCCTATTAAAACCAAAGTCAGAAAAGGTGAGGGAAGTCCTCCTGCTTCTACTGGTGATGGGACTCAAATAGTTTATAAGAATCTACATCCTCGTAATAATCCCATTAAAGTTTTTGATCAAGGTAAACATATATGTTTAGTAGATAATCATGGTGGTGATTGTAATGGAAATATAAGAATACAGGGTGATAATGCTAAGTTTTCTGATGATGGTAAATATATTATTGGTTCTGGTAAAGTAAAAATTAGTTATGATTGGAGGGATAATTCTCGTGATCATGCTGATGGGTTTACAATTAATGGAGTAGAATTTAATAATAAAGCAGCAGGTTATGGTGATAAGGGTAGTATGACAAAGGAAGTTGATATTACACCAGCACCTCAACCTGTAAGTGTACCTTCAACAAGTTCTGATGCAATACAAAAGAGATTAGTATTTGATACAGTAAAAGGAATTAATTCTGCGAACAGATCTTTATGGAGAATCAATCCAACAGCAGGAAAAGATGCAGGTTTCTTAAGTCAGTATGGTGTTCTTCCATTTGATCCTAATACAGACACTGATGAGTATGCAGGAACTCATGAGATTATTTGGAACAATATCAATTTCCCTGTTGATGGTAATTATACTATTGAGATGATGGTTGATGATAGTGTGGTTCTTTATTTTAAGAGGGGTAATGATGAAGAGATTGTATTTAAAAAGAATGGATTCACACCAACAGGAAGAAGCACAGGTAAGAGTTTTGAAACTAAGTTCTTTGAGTCAGGAAATTATAGTTTACGTGCAGAGTTAAAACAGGAGAGTTTCAGATCAACACTTGCTGGTGGCAATCAAATGGCTCTTGGTATTAAGATTGAAACTTCTTATACTGAGACAGAAGTTGTTTCTGTGTTGTCATGGAATGAGAATCCTATGGCAATTGCATTGACAATTGATGCACCAGAACCACCAGTACCGCAAGAACCAATACCAGTAGCAGAAGGTAGGTGTCCTAATAATCCTATCTGGTCTACAAGATTTCCTGCTGCAAAAGAAAGATGGTACCCAGTTCATCTTGATGATAGGGATTGGAGTCCTTTCATGAATCGTTATGCAATGTCTCCAGTTCAACCTCTATCAGAGGCAAATAGTGATGGTGGAAAGGCTTCTTATATGAATTCTTGGACTGTTGATATACCTTATAATGGTTACTATGGTTTGAAAGGAACTGTAGATAACTATGCTAAAGTTTCTGTTGATGGACAGGAAATTTCTACACTTGATACTTATAGTCAAACTAATCCAAAATTAAAGAAATTCTTCTTAGCAAAAGGATCACATATAATAAATGTAGAAGTTGCAAATGAAGACACGACAACTTATACAACAATAGATAAAAAGATTTTTAGTACAAAGGATTGGGCAGTTCCAGCATCTATTACGGTTGATAGTGCATCGATTGGTGAACAGGAGATCGTTTATTCAGGATTAAATGCTGCAAATAATCCAATTAGAGTTACTAATAATAATAAAAGAATTGAGTTAAAAGATGGTGGTGGTAGTGATACCAATGCAAGTTTTACTATTCAATCAGAGGATGTATCTTTTTCTAATGATGGTAAGTATATTAAAGGTAGAGGAAGTGCTACTGTTATAATGCAGTGGAGTGATAATCCAAATACTCAAGGAGTTGCGATTGATAAAATTAGAATAGGTCAAACTGTCTGGACAAGAGTTGGACGTAGTGGTAGTGAGACCCATGCCATTACTATTGATATGGGAACTGTTGCAAAGGGACTTGATAGTGGTACTGAAAAAGCAGGTGCTAAGTATCTTGGTCCTACTACTATTGCAAGTTATGCATCCGATACTATATCTCCAATAATTCCAAACATAGGAGCAACAGATGCGGATGGTAATTGGATTCCAGATCCATATATTCAAGGTAAAACTTGGATATTTAAATGGCAAGTTGATTTCCCTATTACGGGAAATTATGACATATCATCTATTGCAGATGATATAGTTACTGTTAAAGTTGATGATGTTCAAGTAATAAAATATGATAATTATGAGGATAGTGGTACTAAGTTGGGTAGTTTTTATGCAAATGAAGGGAAGAAGATTGTAGAGTTAGAACTGTTTAATAGATCTTTTCCAGGTACTGCTTTTAATAGAAATCCTGTTACTACTATTGTAACAATTACTAAGAAGACTAAGATAGAATCAACTGATTCTAAGGGAACTGTTCTTACAAAACCTTGGACAGAAAATCCTATTGCTATATCTGCTGAACTTATTCCTCCTCCTTGCCCTAAAAATGTTAGAGGTCAGGGTGTTGTGTGTAGAGTTATTGTTGATGATCCTGGTAATGGATTCCCACGTCCAAGTGGTGATAATGAAACCACTGGAACTACTGGATATCCTGTTGCATTAAAATTAACTGATGTTGTTGTTGAGGATACTGGAATCAATTATAATTGTGGGGTAGATGAAATTACTATTGAACCAAGTAATGGTGCGAAACTTAGTTATGAATGCGATAACTTTGGAAAGATTGCAAAGGTTAATGTTGATAATGGTGGACTTGGATTTACAAGAACACCCACAATAAGAATGCAAAGTGAAACTGGAGTTAATGCTTCTTTCCGACCACAGTTTGAGGTTGTAAGAGATCCAGTAGCTGCTTTAGAAGCAGGAATTATCAGTCAAGAGGAAGGGTTACTTCAGGTT